CAGAGGAAGACGATGATACCGAGGAAGAACTAGAGTTCAATTTCGGTGGAAACAAACTACTCGTTCCCAAAGGGAAGGTTCCCAAAGAGCTTGCCGAGAAGATGCAGGAATATGGCAACGGACTACAGACATCCTACACCAAAAAGTTCACCGCACTTTCTGAGGCGCACAAAATCATGGAAGGTCGTGATGTAGCGCACCAGAAATTAACATCGATGAACAGTGAAACTTTAAACGAATACGCTAAAGGCTTAACCTTGAAAACTGAAATCGCTGAACTTGAAAAAATTGATCTTGATCCTTATCTCCGATCAGAAGACCAGAGAGATCATCTTGAGGCGCAAAGGATTCAAAATGCAATTCAACAAAAATCGAAACAGTTTCAAACCCATCTTGCAAACGTGACTCACCTCGGACAACAGGCCAACGTGGTTGAGCGTCAGGAAAACGAAAGACGCTACGTTGAGGGGGTGCAACACATGGATGCAAAGATCCCAGATTTCTCAAAGAAACACGCAAAGGATGTTGTCGCTTACGCAATCAGTAAAGGAGTTCCCGAGGTACACGCTCAAACGTGGCCTTTGAACCCGTTTGCGGCAGAGACAACGTACAAGGCGATGATGTGGGATAGGGCGCAGGCAAAAGGCCGAAAGGGTATTCAGAAAGCAACGACTAATAAAGTCACGCCAGTTATTCCTGTCGGGGTAAAAAAGAAAGGCAAGTCCGGTGGTACTAGAAAGGATCCCGGCAAAATGTCCTCGGCAGAATACCAAACGTGGTATCAAAAAAAATATGGAAAAAGATAGGGCTTTAGGAGGCCCAGTATATGGCTAACACAAACCTGACCGTTGATCAGGTGACTAACCGAGCGCAGATGGTTCTCCATCAGAAGCTGAATTTTATTGGCAATGTAAATCGCCAGTACGATGATAGCTATAAAACTGGTGGAGCCAAAGGCGGTGAGTCAGTTCGTATTAAGCTCCCTAACGAATTTGTAATTCGTACAGGGGCATCGCTTTCTACATCTGATGTCACTCAAAAGGCAGTCACCTTGACAACGGGAACCCAAAAGGGCGTGGACATGGTCTTTACGTCACAAGAGTTGACGCAAGACATTTCCCTGTTCTCAGAGAATTACATCGAACCTGCAATGTCCGTCCTAGCGGCGAACTTGGAGAGCGATGCGTTATCAATGTATAAACAGGTCTATACGGAAATTTCTGACCTGAGTGAAGATCCAGACCTGCGTGATATTCTTGACATGGGCAGTCGCATGACAGAGAACTTGACACCGTACTCTGATCGTTGCCTGCTTTTACGTCCGAGAGCTAACGCGGCACTGATTGACGCACTAAAAGGCTTGTTTAATCCTGACCGAAATCTGGATAAGAATTATCGGGAAGGAATGGTTGCAAACAATTTCGTAGGCTTCCAAAAAGTTTTCGAGAATACTTTGCTTCCGAATCATGCAGGTGGAAGTGATGATGGAACTGGCGATTACTTGGTAAACAACGGTACTCTTACTGGCGGAACCGCCACGGTAGATACGGGAACCGGAACTTGGACGGCGGGAGATATATTCTATATCAATACCGTAACAAGGGTTCATCCAGAAACGAAAGCCGATACGACCTATCATCAACCTTTCGTAATTACCAATGCCGAAAGTGGAAGCACGACCAGCATTGAGTTCACTCCAGAGATTGTCACATCGGGTGGTGGACAAAATGTTGCGGCGGCAATGGCTAACAACGACGCTTTGCATAAAGTGGAATCCGATAACCGGGTCACTCTTACGAGTGCTACGGACATCGCGGCTTCCCAAACTTACGGAATCGACCTTGGGTTCCATAAGAATGCTTTTGCATTTGCAACGGCAGATCTGGAAGTTCCGAAGGGAGTTCACTTTGCAGGGCGTAGAGTTCAAGATGGTATCTCTTTAAGAATCATAAGAGATTACTCTATTAGCGCGGACACTATGCCGTGCAGACTTGACGTTCTTTATGGATATAAAGCGATCCGTCCGCAGTTGGCGTGTCGTGGTGGATTCATAGCATAACAACACGGGAGGGGCGGGGGGCTTCACGGCCCCCTTAACCTTAAAAAAAAGGATAAAACAAATGCCCAAATACGGTAAGAAAGAATACGCTTATACAGAAAGAGGGATGGAACAGTATAGACAGGCAAAGAAAGCAGGCACGAAAAGAAGAAGTAAAAGCACAACAACAAATAAAAAATCATCACGAAGACGATAGTCCGAGGTATATTTTATGTCCTTCTTAACCATAGCTCAAGACGTTGCAATCTCAGTTGACTTCCCGCCTCCATCAAGTGCAATCGGAAGTGCTGACCCCGCCATAAAGAAAATACGGAGATCTATTGAAGCGGTGTCCTATGCGCTTGGGAAATCTCATGCGTGGAAAACGATGAGAGCGGAAGCAACATTTACTTCTGTGGCGACCGAGGTGCAAACCGCTATGCTACCGACCGGGTTTGACAGGTTTGTCCCAGAGACAATATGGGATCGCACTGACAAGACTTTACTAATCGGCCCCATCAGCGAGGTTGAGTGGGCAGGTCTTAAAGCATTCTCGTATGCAGATTCGTCACGGCGCAAATTTATTCAGCGGGGGAATACTGCATCAACATCCATTCTGATGATACCTGTTCCACCCGCCGGGAACACTTTCGGGTTTTCTTATGTCAATACTTATTTCTGCGAGTCGTCCAGTGGAACCGCGCAGTCCGCATGGGCGGCAGACGCTGACATATCACGGCTTGACGCGGAGTTGGTGACGTTGGGTGCTATCTCTGACTTTTTGTGGACGGAGGGAATGAACCATGAGAAAGCGGATAGTGACTTTGAAGATTTATATAATCAGTTGGTGAAGAACGACAATCCAAAATCGAGGGCTATGTCAGTCGCGGATATTTTCGGACAGCGAAGGCATTTCAGCGGTGCGCCAGAATCCTCGGGTAATCACGTTATGACAAATTAGGAAAGAAACTTACTAATGCCAAATCCAAACTTAATGCAAAGCGCAGGTCAACAATTACTAGGGATGGACGACCGCGCCAACCAGATTAACCAGATGACAGAGGGTCTGTTTGGTAGTGGTAAACAATTGCAGGCTCCACCACCCCAGCAACCTGCTCCGTATGACTATAGCCAAAATGAAGATATCCGCAGAGCGCAGGGACAGTGGGATGATTCTTATGTGACACCACAGATGGCGTTTGGGTATGTCGCACAGCATGGACTTGGGATGCAACCACAACCAATGGATAATTTAATGAAAATGATGATGCAACAAGCAATGAAAGAGAATTATCCAGATTATGATTACACAAAAGGGCCACAGGCTAGGCTTGCGTCACCTGCACAGCTTAAAGCCCACAACTTAGGAGAAGTTTAATGCCACATAATAATGTTCCACATAACAATATGCAGGGCGGTATGTTTGGCCCGATGGGCGGAAGCCAGAACATTGGAGGAGGACAGATGTCCCAGAAAGAGTGGGAAATGTTGCTTGGTAGTATGCAAGGGAACTCGCCGACATTGCCTAACTACGCTCCGGCAGGGACAGCCCAACCACAGCAGGTTCCCGGTATTGGAACCACAGGAATAGATCCCTCTATGATGAGGAATACGGTAGGTGGTGGTTTAGATGGAATTCCCATGACCCCACAGGGTGACTCAATGGGAGGTATGCAAGATGCAATAATGGGCTTCGGTCAAAGACAACTGGAAGAAGAGAGACTTAAACAAATGCTTGCAATGGCTCGCGGTGGCGGTATGGCTGGCACACTGCCTCCGGGTTTATTTAGTAATCCTATAGCGTCAGGTGGTGGCGGTTTCTCAAGTGTAAGGGGTGGCACACTGCCAACACAAATACCAACTGGCATCCCAACTGGCGTACCAACTGGTGCATTATAAATGATAGTTGCGAAAGAAAGAAGAAAAGGCAGAAAGTATAGACAGAAGCGGGCGATCATTCAGACCGTGCCTGCGCCAACTGGCGGATGGGACACACGGCAAGCGGTGAGCGCAATGCCTCCCATGAATGCTGTACTTCTGGACAACTGGTTTCCTGAAACGGAAAAGGTAACGCTTCGTGGGGGGTCTGCCGTTCACGCAACCGGGCTTGGAACATCATCCGAAGCGGTAGAAACTCTTATGGAATATAACAAGACGGACGGAACCAATGAGCTTTTTGGAGCCTGCGGTGCGGAAATTTTTGATTGCACTTCAGCGGGAGCGGTAGGCGCGGCGGCGGTGTCTGGCTTGAGCAACGCACGGTGGCAGTATGTAAACATGGGAACCAGTGGTGGGCAGTTTTTATTAGCGTTCAATGGAACAGACACTCCAAAAACTTATAATGGTTCAGCTTGGGCTAATGCGGCAATGTCTGGGCCGACAATCGCAAACTGTATCTGGTGCAACACGCATCATCGAAGATTATGGATCGGGGAAAAAAATTCTTTGTCGGGCTGGTACGGTGCGGCGAATGCAATCACCGGAACTTTTACGGAGTTCCCTTTCGCGGGCGTATTTTCAAAGGGCGGATATATCGCCGGGATGGGAACATGGACAAGGGACTCGGGTGAAGGGTCAGAGGATCTGGGGATTTTTGTAACGTCTGAAGGACAGGTTGCCGTATACAACGGAATAGACCCAAGCACAGCGGCTAACTGGCAGTTGATCGGCGTGTTCCAGATTGGAAGACCCATAGGTCGTCGCTTTATGCTTCGAGCCGGGGCTGACCTTATATTAATCACGACCGATGGCTTCGTTTCCTTGGGTGCGATTCTTGCGTTAGACAGGTCGCAGTCTGAGATGGGCGCGATCTCTGCACAAATCAATGACGCTGTAAACACGGCTGTGCGTTCATACGGTGGAAATTTCGGATGGGAAGGTATTTTATATTCTCAAGGACAGCAACTTATTTTCAATATACCAATATCTGGAACGGAGAAACATCAGTATGTTTTCAACACGATCACGCAGGCCGCTTGCAGGTTTAAAGGTCTTGAGTCCGTAACATGGGGGCTAATCGGTGATGATGTTTATTTCGGCAAAGAAGACGG